CAAATAACCAATAATCATAATAATATCGTGGAATTTATGAAAAATCTTGAAGGTTTTTTATTAAATCTCTCGGATTATGATGAGATGTTTGCTATGAATTGGCAACCAATGATGGAGTCTCTTTTTACACTTTGGAATTTGGATAAGCTGATAACTGGAGAAAATTATGAGTTCACATTATTGCCTGCATTGATCCACGACAAAAACCTATTTATAAAGAATAAGACTATACTTATAAGGGTTATAAATGCATCACACAAGTTGAACAGGACACAATTGCAAGAGATGTCATCGATGCATAAGTTAATATTTTATGCCGAAGTAGAGTCGAAAAAAGGTGTGGAGAAATTTTTGAAAAGAGTACATACTCCAAGAGAAATAAATACAGATAGCATTAAAAATCTTACCAGATTAGCAAAACAATTGATGTTCATCTCCTACATTAATAAACATAAATTTGCTCCAAATATGTTAGGATGTTCACAAAAGATTGAATTGCTACGATTATATCAAGGGAAAAATGATCAGAAATCAATAAAACAATTACCATTACAGTGGTGGGATGAAGTAGATTTATATAACTGTATGGACAATACGTTGACTGACGATGCTTTAGAGTTTGCAAAAGATAAAGGTGCTCTCAAAAAAGAAAATCATATTGGACCTGGGGACAGCAGAAAAGAATTACTCCAACTTATTGAGTCACCTGATTATAAATTAAAAGACTTCTTTGCAGAAAATAAATGTGTGCCCAAGGTCCCGAAAGTATATTCCTGCAAACAGATGGCAGAACCGACTCAATTTAAACATCCAGTAAGATTGATTCCAAAAGAAAGAGAACAGAAACGTGAAGGGAGATTATATGCTAATGGAGAATTGTCAGACAAGCATGCTTTGAGTGTAGTGGCTACAAAGATGAAAAAGATTCTCTCGTACTTTGATGAACAATTCATGACTCCCACTGACGGAGTCAGAAAAAGTTTATTACATCAGGCAGCACAAGAATTAAGGTATGATGATAAATTTTCCTTGTTATTAGACATAGAAGGACACAATCAATCCATGCAATATCAAAATACCTCTGAATTAAGTCAATTCTGTGGAATGTTATTTGGAGAAACCCAATGGGGATCCCTGCCCA